ACCAGAAGTCTTGAGCCGACTGATGCTCATCCGTGACACGGATACTCATCGTCTGCATCGCACCGAAGCCGAATTGGCCTCAGCCCTTCGTGTTAGCGCTATTGTAGAAGTTCCACCGATGTCTGGAATGGTAGAAGCTGGTATTGTCAATCCCCCAGCGCTTCCTGCTGGAACCTATACCATTGAGACGCTTGGCGTGATTGTTAATCTTAATGATTACGTTATCGGTATGGATAACATGGGCAAGACCGCTTTCTTCGATGACTTTGATCTTGACTTCAATAAGTACACATATCTGTACGAAACCCGCCTCTCAGGGGCATTGGTTAACCCCAAGTCAGCGATCAGCGTCGAAAACGTAGTTGCTAAGACCGCGTAAGATGACTAAATTCTGGGGTAAAATAGGTATTAATCGTGGCCCGCAAGAGGACGCGCCCGGCATATTTGTTCCGGTTATAGAGGAGGTCGAAGTTGCTGGTGAGTTGCGAAATTTAGGTGCGCGATGGCAAAATCATGAACTCGGGGGCACCGTCTCCGCGAGACATGTCCTGAGCATAGTTACCCCCGAAGATTCTATAATTGATTTTACGGAGGTCGTTTATATTTGGTGGCAAAACCGTAAATGGTCGGTAGTCGCGATCGAGTATAAACGGCCCCGTATAGAACTGACTCTTGGGGGTTTGTATAATGGATGACAATACAATACGACTCACATTACACACTTTGTTAGAGGCGGCGTTTCCTAGTTGTGCTATATTTTATAGACCACCCGGGAATATTGAACTGTCTCGTCCATGTATAGTTTACGAACCCAAGGCAAGCGAGCCCAGTTTTGCAAACAATCAAGCCTATACTATAGGAACGCGTTTTCAGGTAACTCTTCTTAGTGATTTACCAGGAATAGACAAGCGACCTATGTACAGTATACCAAAGGTTGTTATCTTGGGTAATCAATCGTATGTCAGTTCGAATATTGTTCATGATGTTTTTAATGTATCTTTAAATTCTATAACATAGGAGAAATAATACTATGGCAGTCTTAACTTGGGGCGCTTCCGCAGATAAGAAATACGAATCCGGTGTTGATCGCGGAGTGCTATATGTTAAATCGGCCGGGACTTATCCTCTCGGCGTGGCCTGGGAAGGTTTGATTAGCGTTACTGAAAAACCTGGTGGCGCTGAAGTAACCGACCTGTGGGCAAATAACTCTAAGTATGCAGCTCTGGTTGCCTCGGAAACATTCGAAGGAACCATCGAGGCCTATACATATCCTGATGAGTTTCTTGAGTGTATGGCGATGTTAGAGCATACTACGGATCCGGGCGTTATCCTTGGTCAGCAAAGTCGTGTGGAATTCGGTCTTTGCTGGCGGAGTCGTGTCGGTAGTGATGCGGCCGGGCAAGAGGCAAGCTACAAGATTCATATTGTTTATGGGTGTCTTGCTAAGCCATCTGAGGTAGCGCATACGACCGTAAACGATTCACCAGAAGCCGTTACTTTTAGCTGGGATTTCACAACGACCCCCGTCGCTGCTACCGGCTTTAATGATCTTGTTAAGATCACTCTTGACACCTCGGTTCTTAGTGGTGCTAACTTGACCGCACTTACAGACGAGTTGTGGGGAGACGCTGGTGGAGACGCCAATCTGCCTCTTCCTGATGCTCTGTTTGCTCTGCTTGTTTAATTTTATATTTTAAAAGGAGATTTGAGATGTTAAAAAAGGTTGTAAAGTATACTGATTTTAATGGAAATCCTGCTGAAGATACGTTATATTTTAACCTAACCGAAGCAGAACTAGTACGTCTGGATGTTAAATACAAGCCGCAAGGAGGGTTTGAAGGGGTTGCGTCAAATCTCGATCCGGAAAACAATCCTGAGGAAGTATTAACTCTTTTTGAGGATATAATTCAGGCTTCTTATGGAGTACGATCTGAGGACGGAAAATATTTCATTAAGGATTCAGAAGAAGCTAAACTCTTCTTTCAGTCAGCAGTATACAGCGCGTTGTTTGTTGAATTGCTCCAAGACGCGGACGTCGCGTCGGCTTTTGTAAACGGAATAATTTCCTCAACAACGCCGATTAAGTAACTTTTGGAGATGAGAGAATGCTTATAATTAATGTTAAAGAACAAGAATTCTTTGATCAGGTAAGTCAAACTTTTTTCTGGACGGATCCGATTACTGTGCGGCTCGAGCATTCTCTCATTTCTATTTCGAAATGGGAAGCCCATTGGGAAAAACCATATTTAGCCACGAAAGGCGTTGTTGAGGGTCTTTCTGGTTATGAAGAAGAGCTATATTATATAAAATGTATGATTTTAGGAAGTGTTCCTGAGTATATTCCAAAGGTTCTCTACACTTATTATTCAAAAGAGATAAAAGAGTATATTGGAAAAAAGCACTCGGCCACGACTATTCAAAGGCTTCGACCGGCGCCCCCGTCAAGGCAAATCATTACGACAGAAATTATATATTACTGGATGATAAAGTTTGCAATACCTTTTGAATGCGAGAAGTGGCATTTTAATAGACTTTTAATGCTAATTGATGTTTGTAATGTTAAAGAAACACCTAAGAAACATAACAGACTTTCCCCATTAGAAGCTAGAAATTATATGAACGAACTAAACAGAAAGAGACGGGGACTATGATAACTATTACAGAACCAGATTTTAAAGATACTCAAAGATTTTTTGAACGTCTCGATCGGTGGAACCCAAGACCTTTGTTGGAAAGATACGGTCAATTGGGTGTTAATGCTCTGTCTGCGGCAACCCCTGTGGATACTGGTGAAACGGCCGCTAAATGGAGTTATAAAGTAGAAGGAAACAAAGATCGCTATACTATCGTTTGGATGAATAGTGAGATGGCCGGAACAGCCCCCCTTGTTCTTTTATTACAATATGGACACAACACGAAGAGCGGATATTTTCTGGGGGGCAGGGATTTTATTAATCCGGCTCTATATCCAATATACGATTCTCTTGGTCAAGCGCTACTTGAGGAGGCTTTAAGATGACTAGTACAGTAGAACGCCGAATCGTTCAAATGGTCTTTGAAGCCGACCGATTTCGTCGCGGGATTCGTCAATCAATCGATGATTTAAGTGCACTTAAAAAATCATTTCAATTCGATCAAGCACAAAAAAGTTTAAGTGAATTAGAAAAAGCTTCCCATGTTGATTTTAATCCAATGGCGCAATCGTTGGACGCGATTAATGGAAAGCTTAGTATACTTGGAGTTGCTGCAGCAGAGGTTGTTTCTAGAGTAACTGGTGCAATTATTGATACCGGCCAGAAACTCCTTGGGGCGGTTGTTCTAGACCCGATAACCACTGGGTTGGAAGAGTATGAAACCCAGTTAAACGCTGTTCAAACAATTTTGGCAAATACAGCGAAAGAGGGTACCACCCTATCTATAGTAACTGACGCTCTTGACGAATTAAACAGATATGCCGATTTAACTATTTATAATTTTACTCAGATGACAGACAACATCGGTAAATTTACGGCAGCCGGTGTTGGTTTGGATGACAGTGTTTTGGCGATTAAGGGTATTGCCAACCTCGCCGCTGTGTCGGGCTCAAACTCTCAGCAAGCGTCCGTAGCGATGTATCAATTATCGCAGGCCATTTCGACCGGATCACTCAAACTACAAGACTGGAACAGTGTTGTAAATGCCGGAATGGGCGGTCAATTATTTCAGGACGCATTGGCTGATACAGCAAGAGCTCATGGCGTTGCCGTTGATACAATGATTGCTAACAACGGAAGTTTCCGCGCATCTCTTCAAGAGGGATGGATTAGTTCAGAAATTCTTCTAGAAACTTTGGCTAAACTCACTGGAGATCTTAGCGATGCCGAATTGGAAGCAATGGGTTACACCAAAGAGCAAATTGCGGAAATACAGAAACAAGCCCAAGTTGCTGTCGACGCGGCCACTAAGATAAAGACATTAACTCAGTTGTTAGACACATTGAAAGAATCTCTTCAAAGTGGTTGGTCAGAAACTTGGAGATACATCTTTGGTGATTTTGAGCAAGCAAAGGAACTTTGGGGTCGAGTAGCCGAGTTCTTCAGTGGATTTATTGAAAAATCTGCTGACGCAAGAAACGAAATGTTTAGAACATGGAACGAAGTCGGTGCGAGAGATCTGGCTATTGAAGGGCTTTTCAATGTTCTTGATGCCGTTGCCAATATT